TGGACTCCTTCCCAGCCGCGCACATACCTCAAATCGTCATATGACATAATGAGGAGCTTGTAAGTAAACAAGATGTGCGTGCTGAATCTAACGTAGCAATGAGGAGTTACAAATTCCTCATCCAAGTACGCTTCAAGCGATTGCGGCGTACTAACGCATATGACCCACCGTGAGAGCCATAGCCGTCGGATAGCCGACGGAGCAACTCAGGATAACCGTCGAAAGAAGTCTTAACCTTTTTGGGGTGAGACTTCCAACTACGTATTTCACCATGATGCAAACGAGAATTCCATCTCGTCGGCAACGGTGATCGCTGATTGCATGGCTCGTGGCAGACATACGCGATTGCGTTGGCTTGACTTATGTAGGTACCATTACTGGCAACTGCATATGTATTCGTCTCGGGCAAATGCCCGTAGTTCGAATATACCAACGTTTTCACGTATTCTGCTACTCGGAAGTGCCCCAGGCCGTACATTGCATTATATAATGCGACGTAAGACTCGAGACACGACGGGTCGTATTGGCGGCGATGAGACCATGTGGTCCTTACCTTGACGGGTGTGACATCAATGCCTTTAAAGGCATCGCACCCACAGGATTCCCTAAAGGAACCTGCCACGCAGCACTTACTATCGTTGAACTTAAGTCCAACAGTAGGAAAGAGCTGCAGGAGGGTAGTGTAGACTTCGTCCCTCACTATGAGGTCATCGCCGTAGACATACACGGAGGCGCGGGCTGTTGCCCACGATACTCCTGTCTGTCTAATTGCACTGACGGCCAGAGCGTAGAACACGAGTGACTCGACTGGGAAGCATAAATTGCTTCCCATCGGGGCAAACTTGCTCAACGAGAGGACCGTCCCATCAGGGAGGCGAGTAGCGGTCGATCTGCATGCTAGCATTGCTGCTAGCAACGCAGGATGCCCACCGAATAGTGATTTCACTAAATCGGTGGACACCCGGTCGCTGGCCTCCTTCATGTCCAGGGTAACCCACCCTGCTCCCTGTGAAGCAGCAAGCGCGAGGTCGCGATTTATCGTCTGGTCAGTGAAATTCACATGACCTTTCGTCCATTGTGACCTCTCGATTTGGTCCCTAATAAGGGTCCCAAGTCCTTGCTGAATCCACATGAGCTCAAGTGGCTCACAGGAGATGAGGCGAGGTCCTCTGGAATCTTTCGGGACGAGAACCACCTTTGCGGTGGGCTCATCCAGAACTTCCAGAGACTGATCGTCTCGATACGTGTCGGCAACATGTGATAAGTTGTAACGGAACCATTCCATAAATGGATAGATTTCGTCCAACGTACGGTATATTCGGGAAAACTTCGTCTTCTCGAGTATATCTTCACCTGTTGCCACAGCACCGGGTCCATGTTTCGGAGATATCCGATATGGGTCCAGTGGTGCCATAACTCTCGTGACAAAATCACGAGCGCATAGCACCCACGTAGACTGAAAAACAGCTGCGTCAATAGACGCAAGCTCTTTCTCAGCGTCGACAAATGCATCAACGACTGCTTTCGCGGTTGCTGGTGCATAGGGTATCTCCAGCTTGTATAATAAATATACAAGCTGCCTGAAGTACTTAAGTGCTAGGGGACACGAGTTTTCCAACTCGCGCCCGGATGAATCGAACACGCGGCTAAGTAACCACCCAAATAACTTGGGGATTACGCTATTATCAGGGGTTTTAAACCCGATAATATAGAGCGGTGTGTCAGACGACAAGGCTTTGTCAACTGCCTTGCCGAATCTAGGTAGAGCTTTCGTCAAAAACGAGAGCCCCTCAGATGCAACGCGGGACTCGATTAGATCGAGTTCTATGCGTTGTACCTTCCTAGCGACATTATAGCACTCAGCTACATCACGGTACAGTTCGCTAACCAATCTCAGGTATATACCCGAGCAGCTGTTATTATGCTCCATAAGGTAGCATGTCTAACACAGGATGCGAACTTCACCGCGTATCGCTCGTTAGGGCTCTCCCGCGTATAGACGCGGCACTGCTTGGAGAGACTCGTGATTGATCAACACGTCAGGAATGGCGAGATCGCCATTCAAAACGAAATTGATCAACTTCGCAGTCAACTTCTGCAGCTGCACAGGCGACATCTGTTCCTTTGGAATAGACGTCGTCAACTGCACATATGCCTTAACGCTCTTGTCAGACTCGGGCACGTCAATGACCTGCTCGAGCCGGACATTAGATCTCTGAGTGACAAATCCAGGATTCTCTTTCGACTCAGTATGAGCGATCGTGAACTGTGACTTGCCATCAGAACCCGCACGTTGAGTGCGGCGATTAGTTGGACCGTCGATCAAAGTCGTGATAACGACTTCGTCTTGGGTCTGACCAATCGGTAATACTACGGTGTTATTAAACATCCTGTATTTATGGTCTAATTAGCGAAACGACGCACAACCTAATTGGTCGTACGCCCGGTTGAAGAGCAGCAAATGCTGCTCAATTAACCCACACCCACCTGCAGGGCATGGCTCGACAGGTAGCAAAGCATCTACACATACATAGATCCATAAGGACCTATATACGCATAGAAGAAAAAGAGTGGAATCCACTTACTTTTTCCTCTTAGCCAAGATCTGTTTGATCTTAGCTAACATGCGGGAGACTTTGCGACCTTTGAAGTTTCTCGGCTTCAGAACGCGCTGAGTCGTGAGGGCGGTCGCATTAATAATGCGATCAATCTTCCACGGCTCGCCCGATCTGTCGACGAGTTCAACTCCGCCGTGCAAAGGGATTTTATCTCTTTGCCGGTGATAATGGGTGGTCTTATCGGTCCACAATATATGATGATTATCATCATTGTAGTGGCCGTCAGGATCATAATACTCCCATTCTAGACTCCTCTCAATAGTGATCTTGCCAGAATGGCAAAAATCATTCAAGAGGATCTCAGCCTTCACCCAATCAGAGGACCAGTTGGAGTGGAGCCAGTCGCCGACGTTGACATACCAGTCAACGACGAACGATAATGGCACAGCATCCCAGGCGATCCCAGCATCTAAGTTGACTCCTAATGAGTCACTCAGCTGCGCGATTCGAGCGATCCACCACCGCATCTCGCGTACGTTATAAACGTACCCGAGCGTGGCGTGGCCCCGCATTCGAACATGATTCCGACTCGTAACATACGAGCCGGGAATGTCGAACATGGGCAACGGTTCTTTAGCCGTTGTACTTCCGATGAACCGCACGGGTTTCTTATGACACCCCTGCTGCTTGCCGGAATTGGCCAAGTACTTATCAGCTCGAGCCTTCCACGACATAAGTATGTCGCAAAAGGTCGAGACGTCACGTACTAAGAGATCAGCACCGTAAACGTACGTCAAACGTTCGTTTGACAGTGCCCGAGCCGACTTCAGAGGTTCATTGATATTTGCGCACCTCCTCAACCGTTGTAACAGTTGAGGCACGTTTAAATAATCCTTGGCCATCTGAAGGGACTGTTTCCACTCAAGAGCGAAGTTGACCAAGCTGAAACCATTAGTCCGAAGACTAACTTTCGGCTCAGTCCATCGTTCTCCAACCCATCTCGAATAATCAAGATATCTATCCAATATAGGACGGATGTCTTTATTTAATTCGAGATACCCAGGGAAGGCCATCATCGCACGGTTCAACAACACCATACTCGGTATATACATAACGCTTGAATCCACGAGATTACTCGACGGATACTTGCGGTATGTAACAACTGGGTACTTGTTGTAGAATGGCAAGCCAACGGGAGGAATCCCGTAAACTTGGCCTATACGTTTGTGATGGATGCAGTCATTAAAGACTGCATCACGGCCAGGTACATCAGTAATAATACTGTGTATCTTGGGTGGTTCCGGATGAACGTAGACCATATGATGACTCACGAATTCATTCGTGAATCCATTATATTTTCTAACGAAATCCGAGCCGCCGAGGCGACCAGGTTGTATGTACTGACGTGTTCTCATAATGTCGTACCCCCCC